CGAGCCCGAGGGTCGGTTCGTGGCCTTCGACAACCGGGCGTGGGAGCTGGATGGCGTGTCGTCCAAGCGTCTGCTCGGTGACGTGTCGTCCTACCTGAAGAGTCAGATCGCAGGTGGCACCGACGTGGCACAGCCGATCCTGTGGGCTACGCACGACCGCGTGAAGGTGGACTCCTTCCAGATTCTGACTGACGGTCAGACCTGGCATGGTTCGGTTCACCCGTTCAAGGCCATGGAGACCTACCGGAACCGCATCAACCCCGATGCGCGCCTGAGTGTGGTGGCCATGAGCCCGACCGCACACTCTGTGGTCGCTCCTTGGGATGACAAGGCTATCGACGTGAGCGGTTTTGACGCATCGGTGCCTCAGATTCTCGCGGACTTCGCTGGAGGGCGTCTCTAGCGGTCCGTCCCGGAGGGTGCATAACAACCTCTCCGGGGCGGGCCCTACCATCAAGCTGTGAAGGCAGTGGGCGTCAAGCCCGTCTCCAAAACACCAGGTAAGGACACCCAGGAGGAAGCGTCACAGGCGGACCCCCTCATATCAATCTCACCGAAAGGTATCCGGAGGTCTCCTAGACCTGATCAGCTCGCTGGTCAGTTCCCATATGTGAGTTCAGCGCTTCGCTGCCACCAAGGCTTTGTTGTTGCCGGTGGTGTACCTGCGTCCACTCCTTCACACCCTATTGCATCTGTCATGTCCAGCTGCTAGAATAAATACATGGCAACCACACGGCAGATCGAACTCATCCGCACCATCATGAGCGAGCGCATCATGGAGGGTCACCACATCGAGTGGGTTGAAGACCGTCTTGATCGCGCTGACAACGCACTGGTCCAGACCATCATCGGTCGCCTGAAGGCGCTCCCCAAGCGCGACGCTCAGGCTCAGACAACTCTGGTTGACCCCACCTCGCGCGCCCGCGTCTCTGAAGAGGGCTTCTACAAGAACGACGACGGCTTCGTCTTCAAGGTCGTGCGCAGCCAGGCGCAGCGCCTCTACGCCAAGCAGACCACCGTGCGCGGCCTGGTCTACGTCCCCGGTGGTATGAACACCCTGTTCGCCGACCAGAAGATGACCGGCGATGAGATCGCCGCCCACGGCGTGGCCAACTGCTACTGCGTCAACTGCTCTTCGGAGCTGACCGACCCCACCAGCAAAGCCATCGGCCTCGGCACGAGCTGCGGTCCTTCCATCCTGGGCAAAGAGGGCTACAAGGCAGCCAAGGCCCGTGTGGCCGACCGTCCGGAGGTCATCGCCTTCGAAGCGGCCAAGAAGGCCGACGCCAAGGCCAAGCGCGACGCCAAGAAGGCTCAGGACGCTCAGTTGGTGCTCGCATGATCGAGAACCATCGCCACGGAGGCCCGTTTGATCGCGGACGGGCGGACTCCTACTACCAGCGCGAGCGCAGCCCGCATTACTACCCTGGCCCCTCCTACCACGGCGACCGCATCACCGATCTGACCGATGAAGAGGTCGCTGAATACCACGCCGGGTACGACTGGAACCAGGCGCAGGGAGAGTTCAAAAGCTGGGACTAATCGCAAATGTGCTATAGCATTACTACAGGATGAGCAAGCACTATGCGGACAAGCACCGCCAAATGCCAGACTGCGTGATTCCGCAGTGCGAGCCGACAGACGAAGAGCGCAGGCTTGTGCTCATCGCAGGCAGGCCCCAGTGGGTCTGCTTGGAACATCAACCCAAGGAGGGCTAGTGCCCGCAGCACCCACGAAGAATAAGCCGATCCGAGTCATCGAGATCGTCAAGACCGCCCGCCACAGGCCGAACGCCTGGGAGTGGGGTTATCGCCCGCTCGCCGACAACGGCCATGTCGAGCACTACTTCCGCGTCAAGGCTGGGAGCCGCAACGGCAAGGTGGTCTACACCTCGGAGAGCTTCAGCAGCAAGGGCTACGCCATCAAGGCCGCGATCCGCGAGCACGAGGGGCGTTCGAAGTTCCAGTACGTGCTGGAGTACACCGACCGCGACGGCGAGACCCTGATCACCAAGAAGATCAAGTGAGCACGCCGACCGTCGCCGCAGGTGGATACCTGGTGCTCAAGCCGGTCACCACGATGCATGGTCAGATCAAGGGCATGAAGATCGATCGCGTCACGCAGACCTACCCTCAGCGCTTGGCCGACGGCGAGCGCGCGGTGCCCATTACAGTCACGGTGCCCAAGAGCGTTTTTCAGCCCCTGCCCTCGGTGCTCATCGATGTTCCCGAGTCCGAGGTGGTCCGCCCCGTGGTGAAGGTCGGCTGATGGCTGTTCTCTTCGCGATTGCCGTTTGGCTGGCCAGCGTCGTTCCACTGTTTATTGCTACACCTAATGCCGGTGGCTGGCTGCTATCTGGTCTGGTGTTCGGCGTCATCACTGTTCTCCTTTGGGGTCCTCTGGTGCCTCTGGGAGGTCTGGGGAGCAATACGCCGATGGTCGTATGTGGTGTGATCGCCCTGCTTGGTGGCGGCGGCTTCGCCATCTACTGTTTGGTCAGCTTGCTGCTCCGAGGAGCTGGTGTCCACGTGGAGGTAACCCAGAGGTGATCGACCTGTCCGTACTCATCTGTAGTACGCACACCCGTCACGACAACTTTGGTCGGGCCATCCAGCAGCAGGTCTGGGATCAATACAACGCGCTGCCGTCGCAGTACCGGGACCGCATCGAGATCATCATGCTGACCGACAACAAGAAGATGATGCTCGGTCACAAGCGCAACGTCATGGTCGACATGGCCCAGGGGCGGTACGTCCAGTTCGTGGACGACGACGACCGCATCGAGACGAACATGTTCCGCACCATTTTGGACGCCATTGCCCTGAATCCGGTAGACGTCATCACCTTCGGCGTCACGGTGAGGATCAACGGCGACGACCCCAAGCTGTGCCGGTACTCCATCGAGTACACCGAGGACCACAACACCGACGAGGGGTACGAGCGGTTGCCCAACCACATTTGCGTGGTGCGTCGCGTGCTGGCCCGCAAGGCCAGCTTCCCCAACCTGGTGTACGGCGAGGACTCGGCCTACGCCAAGCTGCTGCTGCCACACCTGAAGACCGAGTACAAGATTCCTGAGGTGCTCTACTACTACGACTACGACAGTGGCACCACTGAGACGCAGCAGCATCTCAGTGCGCCCGTACGTCGTCGTGACGGTGCTCCGATCGTGGACGTGGTCATGCTGTCCAACGCCACAAGCCACCGGCTCTACAGGATGACTCAGCAGGCCATCGACAGCTGCATCGCCGGGGCCAACTCGCTGCCGGTCAACATCATCGTGCTGGAGCAGCAGGAGTGCGAGTACCGCAACGCCACCACGATTCACGCGCCGGGAGAATTCCACTACAACCGGTTCGCCAACCGGGGCATCCGGTACGGCTCCGCACCGTGGGTCATGGTGGCCAACAATGACCTGACCTTCCAAGACGGCTGGCTGCATCACCTGCTGAACGCCGGGCACCCTGTGGTGTCACCCAAGTGCCCCAAGGACGTCCGGCAGCAACACATCCTCAAGAACACCACCGGACACAACAACGCCGAGCACTTCTCCGGATGGTGCTTCATGATGACCCGCGAGCTGTGGGAGAAGATCGGCGGGCTGGACCCTGACTTCGGCTTCTGGTGCGCCGACGACGCCACCATCGAACAGGTAGTGGCCCAGGGCATCGAGCCCATGCTGGTCGCTCAGTCGTTCGTACAGCACCGAGGCTCGGTGACCCTCAAGGAGCTGCGCAAGCCGCAGGACATGAGTGATCTGACGTGGGCCATGGTCGACAAGTTCAACCGCAAGTACCAGCGCGACAAATTCGCTGATGATCCCCGATTCGCCGAGTGGAAGGCCCAGCAGTGACCGACATTCAACCCCGCGTGTTCCGCAAGAAGCCTGTCACGATCGACGCCGTCCAGTTCAACAATGGGGAGCACACCAAGGGCGAATGGCTCAAGATCGTGCCCGAGGCCAACATCGGCGCGCCGTCCACGCCGGGAGACCCTTACGGTCTCAATTCCACTGATATTCGTTGGTTCATCATTCCCACGTTGGAGGGCAACCACGAGGCCTCCGATGGCGACTGGGTGATCACGGGCGTGGAGAACGAGCACTACTTCTGCAAGCCTGGCATCTTCGACCAGACCTACTCCGAGGTGACCAGCAAGGAGGAACAGCTTGCCCACTCCGCCGTACGCGCAGCCCGGTGACCACCGGACCGTAATCGTCGGCCACTACGACCGGCGTCACCAGGCGTGGAATTTGTTCGAACAGGTGAACGCTATTCGCATGTTCATGGACGACGGACGGTTGGGCGCGGGGCCCAATCACCTCAATGCTTGGCAATGGCTATCTACGCACAACCTGCGCGAGTGGTCAGTGGTGCTGGAAGATGATGCTCTACCGGTGCCGGGCTTCGAAGACCAGGTGCGACGTGCCTTGGCGCAGGCCCCAACCCCGGTTGTCAGCCTATATCTCGGTCGCTCTCGCCCACCTCACTGGCAGGACTCCATCGCTCGCGTCATCGCTGACCCTGCAGACCCGTGCTGGCTGATGAGTGATCATCTGCTGCATCACGTCGGAGTAGCTGTCAAGACCAGGGTTCTGCCCGAGATGGTCGACAGCGTGCACCGCATCCTGAACAAGTACCCCATTGACGAGGCTATTGGTCGCTGGGCTCATCTCAAACGTGTGCCGATCGCCTACACCAACCCCAGCCTGGTGGATCACCGCTGGGACCAACTCAGCGTCATCAAGTGGCGGGCCCACAACGGCGAGGAAGACTTGGTCGAGCGCGAGGTCGACACCAAGAACCCACGTAAGGCGTGGCGCGTCGGCGGGCGTACCAATTGGGAGTCAAGCCGACTGGAAATCCCCAACCCCATGAGCATCGGTAACGGCTACTACTCTTCGTTCTGACCTGTTCTCTTTCGCCCGAGTGCCTCTAATCAGTAGGTATTGCTGGGTGAGGAGATACGGTGCAGGTCCAAAAGCGTGCGCTGACGGTCAACTTCCAGCGGGCAGTCAGTGGAGATGGTCCGCCGGTCGTAATGGAAGTGGCGGTCAACCCCCTGGCGTCTCCGAGCGCCCCCAATCTGGACGCCACCCTTGTCACCCGAGAGACCCAGGACGTCCTGCTCGCCGAGGACGCCTCGGTTGTGTTCTATCTGGTGCCGACGGATCACCCTGACCTAGACCAGCGCGTCCCCTACCGCATCGCCTGGCGCGAGAAGTACATGGGACGACTGTTCACCCAAGACTTCGTCATGCCGGACTTCGATGTCGACTTCGATGACCTGCACGACTTGGGCAACATCATCGGCGGTGAGACCTACCTGCAGTGGAGTGACCGTGGACGCCCCGAAGGCGTGGCTGGTCTGGACGCACAGGGCCGCGTCATCGACGCCGATGGCAACGTGGTTTCCGGAGACGAAGCATCGATCGTTCAGGGCCACCTGAACGCCGAGATTCTGGCGCGTCAGCAGGGCGACAACAACGTCCGAGCTACGGTCTTGCAGTACACCAACGACCAGATCACTCAGGTCTACCAGTCGACGGCATCGAGTCTCACCCAGGCTGTGTCTCAGCTGGAGAACGCCGACACCACAGAGAAGGCCCAGCGTATTGCTGCGGTCAACACTTTGAACCAGTCGTTGTCTCAGCTGCAGAGCGACACCAACGCGCAGATCACCGGCCTCAATGGCCTGATCGATCAGGTGGAGTCTGAACTCACAGCCAAGGCTGACTTGGTGGGTGGCAAGGTCCCGAGCAGCCAGCTGCCCAGCATTGCTCTCGGGCAGGCTGTCACCGTTGACGATGAAGCGGAGATGCTGGCGCTGACCAGCGACCAGGTTCAGCCTGGTGACTTTGCGGTGCGTCCGGACGGCATCTTCTTCCTCAATGAGAACCCGCCAAGCGTGCTGGCCAACTGGATTCAGTTTCAGGTCAGCGCCACGGTGCTCAGCGTCAACGGACACACCGGAGCAGTAGTTCTGTCTGCAGCCGACGTCGGAGCGCGTTCGGCCAGCCAGCCCATCCCGATGGCCGACATCACCGGCCTGACCGCTGCTCTCTCGGTCAAGGTCGATTCCTCGGTCACCGACGCCATCAACGCCCGGCTGACCACGCTGGAGAACGACCCCACCTTGGTGCGCACCAGTGGTGGCACCATCGCACGATCGCTCATGGGCACCTTCCTGGTGTACCTCAATGGCAGCAACCAGCTGACCAAGAAGGACGGCACTCTTCTCAATGTCGGCGGTGGAGGCGGTGACATCACCATCGGTGACGTCGTCGGCCTGTCCGACGCGTTGAATGCCAAGGTCGAGAACACCGACCCCGCACTGACCAATCCCCGCACCCCCACGGCGCACGCGGCCAGCCACGCTACCGGCGGCACCGATCCGATCACGCCCTCGGATATCGGAGCGCGACCCGTGGGGGTCAACATCCCGATCGCTGACATCAGCGGTCTGCAGGCCATCATCACCGACAATGGCCTGTCCTCCACCAGCAACCTGGACGGTCGCATCGGGTCCCTGGAGACCCGTGTCACCACTCTGGAGGGCGGAGGTCCCGGCGGCGGAGGCGCTGCGGGAACCACGGTGTTCTGGGAGGGCACCGGACCGACGACAGACTTCAGTTCGATCATCGTCAAGAGTCCATTCGGATTCGACGGCTCGGGCTACTACTACGACCCGGCGGGTGCCGCCGACGGCGAGCAGGTCTGGCCGTACCTCAGCCCCAACGGCCACCTCAAGTTCATCAAGCGCAACGAGGCTGCACCAGCAGACCCGGACACAGCCACACAGGCCGACCTGGACGCTCTGACGACCGTGGTGAATGCCAAGGCCGATCAGGCTGACCTGGACGTGGCCACAGCGGCCATCAACACCAAGGCCAGCCTGGCCGCACTGTCGACGCTGCAGGCTGACGTGGACACCAAGGCCACGATCACGGCCCTGAACAACACCAACAACACCCTGGCCACCAAGGCCTCTCAGACGGCGCTGGACGCTGTATCCACGACGGTGGCCACCAAGGCCTCTCAGACTTCCGTTGATACCCTGACGACGACGGTGTCGGGCAAAGCCAACCAGTCGGCGCTGGACACCACGAACAACAACGTGGCGGCTCTGCAGACCGGCAAGGCCGACCTGACCGGTGGCACTGTTCCGGTAGCCCAGATTCCTCAGCTTCCACTGAGCCGCATCGACACCCTGGTCACCGCGCTAAGCCTCAAGGCCGACCTGTCAAGCGGAACGGTGCCGTTGGTCCAGTTGCCGAACGTGCCGACCAGCAAGGTCACTGGACTGGACACCGCGTTGGGCCTCAAGGCCGACCTGGTGGGCGGCTTCGTGCCGACCAGCCAGCTCCCGGCGCAGGCCTTCAGCACCGCTGTGGCGGTGGCTAACCGTGGAGCCATGCTCGCGCTGACCACAGCGCAGGTGCAGCCCGGTGACGTTGCGGTCATCACGGCCACAGCGGACAAGGGCAGCTACATCCTCAATGCCACCGACCCGTCAGTGTTCACCAACTGGGTCAAGCTGGTCGCTCCGGATGACGCCGTGCAGAGCGTCAACGGCTACGCCGGGACCGTCGTGCTGGGCCCTGCCGACGTCGGCGCTCGTGCCGCTGGTGCGTCCATCGCTCAGTCTGAGGTCACCGGTCTGGTCACCGCTCTGAGCACCAAGGCTGACGCCACAGCGCTCACCAGCGGACTGGCCGGAAAGACCTCGCCAGCCGACGTCATCGACATGGTGAGTCGCTCCGTAGCAAACAAGCAGCGGGCAGACTACGTGGCCGCAGTGAACGTCGTCAGCCTCAATGGAGCGCAAAGCGTTGACGGTGTCTTGGTGCCGATCGGTGCCGTCGTGCTTCTCACCGCGCAGACCTCATCGGTCAACAACGGCCTGTACACGGTCAACTCTGGCGCTTGGACGCGCACTGTCGACATGGCTGCGGGTGACTACTTCCTGCGGGGCACCTCGGTGGTGGTCCAGTCGGGTTCGGCCAACGCCAACACCATCTGGCAGCAAACCAATAACACAGGCATCGTCGCAACAGCAGCAAACAACTGGTCCAAGATTCTCACTGCTGGAGCGCCGCCGGTCTACACGGCGTCGTTCGGTGTGCAGAAGGTCGGCAACGACTTCCGCGCTCAGGTGGTGAATGGCGGCGGCATCCAGGCTGTGGCTGGTGGTTTGCAGCTCGACCCCGTGGTGGCCACACGCAAGTTCTCTATTGACGTTCCTGGTGGCTCTCAGGTCGTCACCATCACGCACAGCCTGGGCACCACCGACGTCGGTGCCTTCTTCCGCGACAAGAGCGCGGGCGACGCCGTCCTGGTGGGCTGGAAGCCGACCGGCGTCAACACCATCAGCGCCGAGTTCAAGGACATCCCAGCTAACGGTCAGTGGAGAGCGACGGTGATTGGCTGATGGCGGGCTTGAAGTTCGTCGGGCCAGATGCCACGACGGACCCTGAGATCGTCTACAAGGACTACGTCACTGGCATCAAGGCCGCAGACATGTCTTCAGCGGAGATCGACGCCGCTATCGACGCAGGTCTCAATAATTACGCCACCCGTACCTATGTGGATACCCAGGACGGTTTGCTGGCCACCCAGGCCTACATCGACACCCAGGACAACCTTCGGGTGCCGTTGTCGGTCAAGGACGTCAACAGCGGTGTGGCCGGTCTCGGTACTGACGGCAAGGTGGCACAGTCTCGCATCAACCTCCCGATCACCCAGCGCTACGTGCGAGGACCTTGGACGCCGACGGCCTACAATGCCAGCCCTGTCGCGGGCACGACAGAGCAGACCGTTTACACCTGCCCGGTCACTGATCCCGGCTTTGCGTACAAGCTGGTGATCTTCGGTCAGGTGGACACTCACGGCTACCTGGGTGAGACGCCGACCATCACGGTGCGCGCCGACAACGCCAGCACGGGCCCGATCCTTGCCTACGGCGTCGGGGCGGCGGACTCCATGGAGACCGCGCTACTTGGCGACGACTTCAACCGGGCTAACACCACTGAGCCACAGGGCTTGGGCCCCGATTGGGAGATGCAGTACACCGATGGCAGCGGCACCATCGGAGGCGGCGCAGGATGGTTGGGTATCACCAGCAACCGCACTGATTGGCATGAGTCCGGCAAGAACATGCGCACCTGCCGGTTGCGCAACCTCAGCGCCAACTCCAAGTACTCGGCCACCAACTTCCAGAAGGTCACCGCGAACGTCGTCAACCGTGGCGGTGATGTCGGTGTCAATGGCCAGTTCCTGCGCCTCTACGGGCGCGTCAACGATGCTTTCACCTCGTATGTCGGCATCGAGTGCACATACCGTACGCAGCGGTGGTTCTACGCCAACGGCGGCGCAGAGGTGTGGTTGACTGATGCCTTCAACGCGACACTGACCGCTGGAGCTGACACGATCCTGGGGTGCGGCGACGCCGCCAACCCCCGTCGCTTTACGATCACCACCAACGGGGTTCTGGTCAACACGTACGACGACAACGTGGGTGTCACCGCGATGGGTGCCAACAACCACGGTTGGGGCTTCGGCGTACGCGTCACCAACCAGCTGGAGCAGACCCAGACACCACCCCCATCCCTGGACGGCATCTGGATGACCGACAACGTGGAGAACTACGTGCCGATTCACGTCGTGCCAAACTCGTTGTCCAGTCAGTCTGTGCGAACGGGGGCCTCCACCCTGTACATCCGGCAGACCCGGTTGGGTTCGGGCTCGGTGGCTGCGTCCACCTACCGGCCCAAGCTCCATGTAATGTGCGTCCCCGCTTAAAGGAGGTGTTTCCAATTCTCACCACGGCGAATGCGTCTGATCAGGCTAGAACTAACTTTCAGGCGGTCACCCCACACGGCGCTCGACTCTGTGCTGGAGCGAATATCTCGCACGGTCTGGTCGGAGAGCTTGGCGTAGGAGCACTTCTCGCCTGCCGTGCTGCGCTTGCGTTCGACCATCTCCCTGAGGTTTTGACGCTGCGTCCCGACGCTGAGGTGAGCTGGCTGCACGCAGACTGGATTGTCGCAGGAGTGGAGCACGTGGAGCCCGTCAGGGACAGGTCCATTGAAAATCTGATGGGAGACGATATGGGCACCGTAACCACGCTTTCTCCCGGTGTGAGTGGTGTAGATGCGTCCGTACCCGTAGCAGAGGGTGTGACGCCATTCCCAGCAGCCTTCGACGGGTGGGTCTTCGGGCATGACCCACTTGAAGGTCTCGACTTCGTTCATTCCCCATGGACGCATTCCTACACGGTACAGGCGGTGCCAGCCTGATGCTCAAGTACGTGGGACGCGCGCCCGACTCCGACTACTCGGTGCTGGACACCAAGTATGTTCGCGACCGCTACAACACCATCAAGGTTGACGTCCCCTACATCAACTCCGAGGTGGCCAACCAGTCCGTCAACCTGGTCAACCCAACCTACGTCGACCAACAGGACGCGCTGCGGGCCAAGAAGACCAATGTCGACACGGCAGACGCCCTGTACGTCCCCAAGACCGACATCGGCATCAACGGTGGTCTGGTGCCGTTGCAGGCTGACGCCACCATCGCCAGCTCCTTGTTGGGCACGGTGCGTACCGAGCGCCCGGCATCGTTCGTGGATGGCACGGCCATCATCTCAGGTGACCGCGTCACCCAGAGCGTCACAGCCAAGGACTACAAGGCGGGCACCCTTTCCATCCCTGATCCGGGATTCCCGTACTACCCGCTGATCATCGCTCAGATGCGGGGAGGATCGACGTTCGGCAACGCGGTCAACCGGGGCATGGGCACCGGCAGCTTCGCTCAGATGAGCGTCCTGCGCGCCAGCGACGACCTCAAGTTCGGCTGGTGCCTGTGCACGCCGCACAAGACGATCGGCACCCACACAGCGGTACCGTTTGCCGACAACACCGTCACCCCAAGCAGCCGTGTTTGCACTGGAGCAAACACCTTCGACCTATGGATTGGCTTGTTCTCAGGAAGCACGTTCACCTTCAACTCCACGGCGTTCAGGTTTATGGCGATGATCTATCCGGTGTTCACATAATGGCGGGCCTCTACTACGTTGGGCCCACGACTGACGGTCGTGACGCAGAGTCCAAACAACACACCGAGGACGAGTTGACCTCGGGATTCAGTCGCCTCTACGTGCAAGGCCGCGTCTCGGAGAAGGTGGCACTCAAGGCCAGCAAGAGCTACGTCGACACCGCAGATGCCACCTACGCTCCGGTGGCTTACTACCCAGCGCAGGACGCCCTGCTGGTGCCCAACAGCACCAAGGGTGTGGTCAACGGTGTGGCCACTTTGGGTAGCGACGGCAAACTACCACCGGAGCAGACTCCGGTACTCGGTGCGGGACTCATCAAGGGACCCTACGGGCCCAACAGCGCGTTCGGAGGCAGCACCGGAGCCACACCACTGAAGATCGCTCAGTGGAACACTGTCGGCTACAACACCATCGGCGTGCCGTGGGTCTACCTGAACACCAGCGTGCAGTCCGACGGCGGACGCCCGGTGCTGGAGGTCCGCATCGGCACCGCGTCACAGACTGCCTACGCCGACCAGACCCTGATTGCTCAGGGCTTTGGGCGCAGCGCATACAACGACTACCAGATGGTCACCGCTCTCCCGGCGGACGCTGATCTCGGTGAGGGGCAGGACGGCGTGCAGGACAACTTCGATCCGGCACAGACCTACATCATCAACGCCTGGCTTTGGGATGACGTCTCCGGTCACACGGTCACGACGACCAATGCCAGCATTGCGTCAGCCAGTCTGTTCTGGGTCCGCACGTCCCTGTAATAGGCGAAGGGCAGGTGAGGCAAGTGGCCGATCGGACCGTCTACGGAAACGACTACAGCGAGAATCATTGGCGTATGGTCGACCAGGGCTCCTGTGTGTGGGTCAAGGTCCCCGGCACTGAGGTGAACCTGCAGATTCGCGAGGGCCAGCCCGCCATCATCATGGGCGCGTTCGCCGCCGACTTCAACGCCTACGTCGAGCCTCTGCGTGACGCCGACAGCGCCTGTTGGACTGCGACCAACACGGTGCCCACTAGCAATCATCTTTCAGGTACGGCGATGGACTTGAACTGGAATTCCCATCCATTCCAGGTAGCCGATGCCGGGTTCGACGCCATGCAGAAGAAAACGGTGCGTGACCTGCTGGACTTCTACGAGGACACCATCTTCTGGGGCAACGATTGGCAGTCCCCCAAGGATTCCATGCACTTCCAGATGGGTTATGACACCTACGGCTCGGCAAACGTCGACCGGGTTCAGGACTTCATCGCTCGCAAGATTCGCGCCGACAGGTTCTCCACGTTTCGCCGAGGCGGAACCTCTAATCCTCCTGTGGTGACACCCCCTGCAACCCTGACGCGCGCTGAGGGCTATGCGCTGCGCATTATGGCCGAAGGACGTCGCAGGGGCATTACCCCCAAGGGCATCCAGATTGCCTTTGCTACGGGTCTGGTGGAGTCCAACATCACCGTCTACGCCAACCAAAAACTGCCCAAGTCGCTGGCTCTACCCCATGACGCTGTAGGCAACGACGGCTACTCGGTGGGCATCTTTCAGCAGCAGGTGCGCAACACCGGCAACGGCTGGTGGTGGGGTGATGAAGCCACCTGCATGGGCGTGGAGTCCTCGGCGGGCCTGTTCTACGACCGGCTGGCCAAGCTGCCCTACAACGGCACCTCCAAGAGCCCCGGCGCATTCGCCCAGCAGATTCAGCAGTCTGCATTCCCGACCCGTTACGACGAGCGTTTCGGTGAGGCCGTAGCCCTGTACAACAAGCTGGCCAACCTGGACAGCACCCCAAGCCAAGGAGATAGTGACTTGAGCGCCGAAGATTCCCGCAAGATCGACCGCATCTACCAGGAGTTGACCAAGAGCTTCGCCAGCCGCAGCCCTCTGCGTCACCTTGGCGAGGGCGCGATCGACACTCTGGCCGGGTTCGTGCTGAATACCGACGGTAGTGAACACGTCGAGATCGTGCGTCTGCTGGCCGGATACGGTCACCCGCCGACCCTGGCGCTGCTGCGCGAGGTGGCTGGTGCCGACCCAACGCAGTACCCGGATCGTCAGGCCGACGCTCAGCTGGCTCAGGCCATCCTGGCCGAGGTCTACGACAAGACGCAGGGGCAGGTTGCCACACCGGCCAACCCTCAGCCGGTCTCCGTAACCATGCTGACCCCGGCACAGCCGGTGGCGCAGTACTCGGCAATGTCGATGGTCGCTCCACCCGAGCAGCCACAGACAAAGGGTCAGGTCATCGGTGCCGCCTACGACGCGCTGGAGGCCCTGCTGGCTGTCGACGCGCTCTCCGACACCGAGAAGGCCCCATTGACAGCACTCATCAGCGTGCTGGAGACCAAGAAGAGTGGAGTGACGTCGTGACCGCACCGCAGTTCAACCTGGAAGATATCGTTCCAAGCAAGGCCAAGACCTGGGTGGGCCTGATCGGATCGCTGGTCACCCTGATCGGTCCTGCCATCTTGTCTTCCACTGATGCGCTTCCCGCACCGTGGCCACTCATCATCGGCCTGGTGTTCGCTGCGCTGACGGCTCTCGGCATCTACCGGGCCCCGTACAAGCCCACTGGCACCGTGCTGGCACCCACGGAGATCGTGACTCAGGGTGTGGTGGCACAGGCTCAGGCGGCGACGCAGGCTGCTGCTCAAATCGGTGAAGGCATCATCCCCGCCGTGGTGAATCCCATCATTCAGGCGGGTACGGATGCCGTCGGTCAGGCTGTCAGCAGCCTGTGGCCGAAGAACCCCTGGAAGTAATCCGCCATGGAGATCGCAGGCAAGTACGTCGGAATCGGACTCGGCGACGCCAGTGAAGAGGTAGGAAAGATTCGCGACTTCCTGCGCCGCAAGTTCCCCAGCTACGCAGGCTCGTTGCCAGACACCCGCACCCGTGACGGAGTGCCACTGTTTGACGCACCGATGACCCAAGTTGTCCTGCGGATGCAGCTGACTTATCGCGACGAGGGCAAGCTGAACCCCGCACTGTGCAACGGTGTGGTGGGTTTGTCGACCAAGGTCGTGATGGGCTACCTGCCCGCCAGTCAGTACGAGATTCGCCCGATGCTGTTCACCGTGTGTGGCACGGGCGTGCCGTGGTGGGTGGGCCCCGACGCTGACACCGCGCGAGCGCTGGAGTCCCGCTATAAGTGGCAGCCGATCGGTTATCGGGCGACGGCGTTTCCCATGCAGCCCAGCATCGCCGAGGGCAAGAAGGAACTGCTCAATCAGCTCGAAATCCACAAGGCCCAGGTGGTCGCGTACGGTTTTGCGTTGGCCGGATACAGTCAGGGCGCGGTCATCGTGTCTGAGGTCTGGGAGTACATGAAGGCCACCAAGCACTGGGCTGTGCCGCACTTCCTGAAGGCCGTCACCTGGGGCAACCCGAGCCGCGAGCTGGGTAAGGTCTGGGATGACTTCGCGCCGGGACAGAAGATGGCTGGTCCCAACACCAGCGGCGTCGCCTACATCACTGACCGGTTGCAAAACACCCCGGCCACCTGGCGCGACTACGCCCACGCTGGCGACCTGTACGCCGCTGTGGAACAAGACGGGCCAGCCGCCCAGGACAAGACCGCGATTTGGCGCATCGTACGCAACACGAATCTGTTCCTGGGTCCGGACACGCTGATGCAGCAGTTCCTGGAGCTGGCGCAGGAGCCTCTGCCCAACGCCATCGGCATGTTCAAGGCCATGATGGATGCGGGCATGTTCTTCGGCGGCGGCTTGACTCAGCACACCAGCTACAACCCGCAACCCGCGATCGACTTCCTGAGGGCATGGTGAGGATCGTCAGCGCTCGGGCCCACCTGGACGATGATCTCTACTCGTTCCGGTATCACGAGGGTGCCGCCATGGTCACCGCGCACGATGCACGCCGCATCATCGGCTACCTGACCTGGTGGGAACCACACACTGTGGTGGCCGCTCAAGACGATCCACCCCCGTCGGCCTACGAGCTGCAGCGGGTGGAGGTGCGTCCGGAGTACCACCGTCGCGGAGTTGCATCGAAGCTCTATGAGTTTGCCAAGGGTGTCGAACCCAGCTTGCATTTCAGTCGTCACATGACCCCCGCCGGTCAGCGATGGGCAGCGTCTCTGGGGTACCGCCCCGAGGTGGTGCACACCGTTCCTGACCTCGGCGGAGAAGGGCTTTGGAATCGCTGATGGCCAGGCACAATAACTTCGAATTCGGCTCGGGCTTCGACCCCATCAAGCAGTTTCAGAACGCGTTGCGTCAGGGGCCACCGTGGGAGTCCATCGTGGACTTCGCCACGCACCCCAGCTTCTGCGGCATGAAGCTATACCCGCGCCAGCTGACTTTGCTGAAACTGATCTATCTGGAGACCGAGCAGTTCACGGACTTCGACCTGACATGCATTGACGAGTGGACCAAGGGCTTCAAGGACCGTACGCATCCGATCGGCGTGCAGCCCGATGTCATGGATCGGGTCAAGTACCTCAAAGAGAACGGCTATCACCACTTCCCGCACGTGCAGGCTGTGGCCGGGCGGCGTGCATCCAAGGGCATCATCGGCGGCATCACCGGAGCCGAACGCCTCGCATACTTCTTCAGCCTGGACGACTGGCAGCAGCACTTCGGTATCGTGCCGCATGCCGTCGGCGAACTCACCGTCATCGCTACTACTCAGGCGCAGGCTGCTGATCGTCAGTTCGGTGACATTCGGCGCACCGTGGAGAACTGCGCCTACCTCAAGCCGCACATTGTGGCCAACCGCGTCACGGACTTCTACATTCGCACCGCTGCCGATGAGCGCTACATCGAGGAGATGCAGGCCACCGGCACCTCACTGGACCGCGAATACGCCAGCCTGCACGCCCAGGCCGCTGCGACCTCTTCGACCACCAAGCGTGGTGGTAACGGCTTCGCCAACTACTACGACGAGTTCGCTCACCAGATCATGGGCACCGGGTCGTCCAAGTCGGGCGACGAGGTCTACAAGGCTATGCAGCCCTCGCTCAAGCAGTTCGGCCTGCAGTCCTTCACCTACGTGCCATCGTCGCCGTACTCGAAGGTGGGGCGGTTCTACTCGCTGTACCAGGAAGGCTGCGTCACGCTGGATGAGTACAACGAGCGTGAGGGCAAGTTCGAGCGCAACACCTACACCGAGAAGCAGCTCGGCCTCACTCATGACGACGTCGAAGAGCAGCTGGACCTGGCTGTAGCCGATCCGCAGATGCTCATCTTCCAGCTGCCCTCGTGGGAGACCTACCGCAACTGGGACACCGCTCGCACCATCCCGTTGCGACCCAACCGCACCCGTACCTTCTCGAAGTGGAAGCGGCCCGTGCAATGGGACCCCGAGGGTGACCGGCCTGAGAACAAGGCCATGGCCCGTGAGCGCCTGAAGAACCCTGAGACCTTCAAGGTGGAGTACGGCGCACAGTTCGCTAGCGTCGAGAATGCCTACCTCAATGAGGTCATGGTCGACAAGATGTTCGACAAGCCGTGGTGGCGCAGTGAGGTCACCGAGCAGGACAAGGGCAAGTTCTCCATCATCTACCGCGCGCACGCTGACCCTTCGCGTACCAACGCCAACTTCGGATTTGCTATCGCGCACATGGAAGATGCCCCCTGCACCGCGTGCGGGTGGGACCCCAACGAGCTTCCGCCCGGCGTCCCACCGGCCAAGAAGTACTCGCATCGTTGTAAGGCCCCGGTGCCCGGCATGGTGCTGCCGCACGTCATCATCGACAAGTTGCACGTCTGGAAGCCCGAGGACTTCCCCGAGCACACCATCAACTACCTGACCATCGCTCAGGACCTGGGTGGATTCCTGCGCAAGTTCCCCTCCATCAAGGAGATGAGCTACGACCACTACGCCGCCGCGTTCGGCTTGATCGACCAGCAGAAGCTGGAGTTCCCTCACATCAGGATCAGCACCAAGACCTTCACGCGCGCCGAGAACGACAAGCGGTTCGAGCGGTTCAAGGCGGCAGTCAACCTGCAGCTGGTGCACAGCTATCGTGACACCTTCTTCGATGACGGAATGAGTTTGCTGGAGAACGAGCTGAAGTTCCTCCAAGAGAAGAACGGCAAGGTCGACAAGCAGGACATCGGCCCAGTGCAGACCAAGGACCTCACCGACGCCGTCATGCAGATCACTGTGGACTTGCTCGAAGAGCACCTAGAACGCTGGTACAAGGGCAGCAACCGGGCCAGCTTCGGCTCCACGTACGCCGCCGGACTGCAGTCTGGCTCCGAGCAGCAGCGCTTGGAGATGGCTGGGGTGGGCAGCCACCGGGCACCCGAGGATCGGCGTGCGGTGCGGGCAGCGGCCAACCGCAAGAATCTGGAGGCGTTCAACGATGGGCGCGGATACAACGACCCCTCGCGTGGCATCAGTCGTGGTGCTCGACAAGGCGTGGCGCGCATGTCGCGAGGTGACCGTTTCGGTGCCCGTGAGGGGTATTCCGGGGGTCGCAGTCGGGGCATCCGAGGCTAGACATTAGTAACAGGCTCTGGTACAGTCGGTGGAAGAGATCAGCACCCCCGCTGATCTCTAAACCCACAAGGAGCTGCAGTGCCCCCACGCCGTTCGTCCATGGACTATGAGTCGATGGCCACGACGATGGACAGTGACCCGTTGCAAGAGTCCCAGATTGCCAAAGCCCGTCGGACCGTTGCCGCCCAGTCGGCGCGGTTCTTCCCCGACGATAAGGACAAGGCCGTGGATTACGCCACCCACGTGATGAAGATGCTCGGCATCCATCCATCACAAGATGACGACCACGTCCCCTCGCTGGCCCCCAACATGCTGGCCAACTCCATCAACGATTGATCCTCACTCACACCCACAGGAAGAAGCTGCCACCATGGCGACAGTCACACTGGAAGATGGCTCTCAGCTTGAGCTGAGCCAGGAAGAGTTCATGCTCTACCTGCAGGCCACCGGACAGGTTGCCCAACCCAAGACTCAGGCTGAGATCATCGCCGACAAGATGATCGAGCTGCGTGCCACCGACCCTGCTCGGGCAGCCTTGCGCGAGGCCGTAAACACGGCATCAGGCAAGCTCACCGTCGCTCAGTGCGCCGAGATCGGTGTCGCAGCCAACACTGCGATAAACGACGAGAAGCTGCTGCGCGAGAGCGCGGAGCTGGAACTGGCCTACCAGGAAGCCGACGAGACGGGTGAAGCCGTCGAGTTGGGTAATTACCTGGTGATGCCCGGAAAGCGTGTGCTGCCCAAGCACGTGCGTCCCGGCGGCGTTCCTCCTCGCCCCCGTCGCATCATCCCCTTCACCAAGCGGGAGATGGTTGTGATGGAGGTGCTCGGCAAGGCTTACCCCGAGTACATGACCACCCGTGAGATCGCCGAGATCATCGGCGAGGAGCGGTGGCAGCGAGTGACCGGCATCATCTCTCGCATCTTCACTGCGGGCCGGGGCGTCAAGCGAGGTGCCCAGCACACATGGACCTTGGAGACTTGGGCCCGTCACGCACAGTGGGTTGTCGACGGAACCCCCAGCCGCCGCTGGCCCCCGAAAGAAGAAAGAGGAAAGTAACCACTATGACCAAGAAGGTCGGTCAGCCACAGGCTGCATTGCTCGAAGAGCTGACCAAGGAGCGGGACGTACTACAGGACCTGCGCGCCAGGGAGGACGAGTCCAAGGACCGCGTTTGGGCCCTGGTGCGCAGGGGGTTCGGCATGGACGTCAGCGGCGTCAAGCTGTCGAAGGCCAGCGGGCTCTCACAGTCGAGGGTCTATCAGATTAGAGAAGAAGGATACGAGCAGGATGCCCAAGAAGCGGCTGCCGCTTCCTCCGACTGAAGAGTGTGAGGCTGCACTTCGGCGCAGAGGGTGGAACGAGGACGACGACGGGTGTTGGATCGTCAACGCTAAGACCAACCGCGATGGTGGTTATGGCCTGATCCGCATCGGTGGCCGTCAAGGGCAATGCTACGTGTCCTCTCGTCTGGCCTATGTGGCATGGGTCGGTCCACTCTCGCCTGAGGAAGACGTCCTTCACAGCTGTGACAATCCTCCATGCATCAATCCGGCCCACCTTTCTGTTGGCGACATGCAGCAGAACCAGGACGACATGTGGTCGAAAGGCCGAAGAGCGACGACATACTCTCTGGAGGACGCCCGGCGTGTCAGGGGCCTACGGAGTGAAGGGCACACCTACACTCGGATTCAAGAACTGACCGGCGTGAATCGGTCTCATGCCCACCGCATGGTGACCCACTCCACGTGCTGGCCAGAAAGACGAGATGCAGAAGCGTAAGAAGCTCAAGCGCACCCTGACCACGCGTCAGATCAGTGCGCTACGGAGGGCCCTGGATGAACAGTCCAGGGCCGTCCTGCAACGAGATCAGGCACTACAAGATCGCGACGCTCGGCGTCGCAGGAGGAGCTGGGTTGTACCACGACCTGAAGGGTGAGGACCTGTAGTTTCGCCTGTGCCCTTGGTGAGGTGCGCCCCGTCCTGGAGACCAGGAAGGAAGGCCATGTTGCCCGAATCGCAGAGATCACGACTGACCGGCAAGGAACGCCGTCAACTTCGTGTTTCGATGAAGGCCCGAAGCTACACGCAGCCCACCAAGATGCATCCGGAAAAGACCAAGAGAAAGTGCGGAGCAACTGGCAAGATCAAGTGGCTGACCGAGTTGGACGCCAAGATCGCGATCGGCAACCGGGACGTCGCACGAGGTTCCAACTGCATGCGCAACGGCCACAGCGAGCATGAGGTCCGCGTCTACCAGTGCCCCGAGTGCGACCACTGGCACACCACCCACCTACGCGAATACAGGGAGCCCCGTGAACAGCCCATCCCCATCAAGCGAGCCAAGCCCAAGGGGCCACACCCAGCTCACAAGGCCGTTCCGTGTGGTGACGCGCAAGCGATGGCTAGCTGAGTCGTTCGCGCCCATGGGTGCGGTGCAGGACTTCGGTTGGGACATCGACCCGGACACCGCCATGAACACCGTGTGGTGGGCCCCCGGTGCCTGGGTGGCCAGTGCCGCCAAGGCGGGCGTACATCTGCCGCTGATGTCCTGTGGCCCTCGCTGGATGGACACCCTCCCTTATCGCTACAAGGGGCGTGCTGTGGTCACCGCAGAACTGCAGAGCATCCGACATTGGGCATTCAAGCCTGAGGTGTTCCTCAAGCTCCCCGAGGCCAAGCTGGATGATTGCCCGGCCAAGGTTTACCGCACCACTCACATGGCTGACACGTTCAAGCAGTTCGACCACTATCCACCCGAGACCTTGGTGCAGATTCAGGACCCGATGAAGTTTGTCATCGAGGCCCGCTTCTGGGTGGCGCACCGGGAGATCGTTGCTGAGAGCCTGTACAAGATCGGTGACATGATCTGGGGCTACGAGGCGTTCGACAGCACGGCCACCCAGGTCATGAAGAGTGGTGGGGTCTACCGGCGGATGCGGGCGCTGGCTGAGACTGTCATCAATGATGTGATGGTTGCGCCTGGCCACACGTTGGATATTGGGTGGACCAGGGACGGTCCGTTTGTCGTGGAGGCCAACGCCGCGTGGTCGTCAGGGCCGTACAACGCCGACCCTGAGGGCATCTTCAAGGCCATCGTGGCCAGTCACGACTTCGAGGGCAAATACTCGCTCTGGGCGTGGCGACACAACCCCGTGTTCGACAACGTGCAGCCACTCAAGACACCTTTGGGCGAGCCGTGCTTCAACTGTGGTCGACGCGACCGCGACAAGACGAAAGAGAAGTGCTACCTGTGCTGACAGAACCAACCAAGCTGGCCGTCATCGGCGACTGGCACGCGAACACCCGCTGGGCCTGCAACGCGCTGAAATACGCCAAGGATAACGGCGCAGATGCCGTGCTGCAGGTCGGCGACTTCGGCTTCTGGCGTCCCGACGACCCAGACACCCAGCCACACCTGGATGAAATCTCCGAGACTGCCAAGGCCCTCGGCATCGAGGTCCTCTGGCTGCCAGGCAATCACGAGTACTGGCCAGGCCTGCCGCATGATCCGGGCATGCTCCCTGGTCGGGGTAAGAAGCCATCATTGATCAACGGCAACCTGTTGTACCTGCCACCAGGCTACCGCTGGTCCTGGTGGGGCAAGAACTTCATGGCTGTCGGTGGTGCGTTCTCTATCGATCGCTTCATGCGCACCGAGGGCAAGGGTTACTGGCTGGAGGAGACGCTCACCGATGAGGATGTCGAGTACGCCAGCCGTGAGCCTCATGGGCTGGACGTCATTTTCAGCCATGACTGCCCCAAGGGTGTGGACATCCCTGGCATCGGGCCCGACTCCAAGCCGCGTGGTGGTGCCTCCCTGTGGCCTCCCCTGATGCTGCTGCAGGCCGAAGAGCATCGGCAGCGCATGAAGGACATCTGGGACGTCCACAAGCCTCAGAGGTGGATTCATGGTCACTACCATGTGTACCATGAGACCTGGTATGGACCCACTATCTTCACTGGGCTGGATATGGATGGGACCACTCCCGAAACGAACATCATGTTTCTAGGGCCAGGGGATTTGAAGTGACTCGTTGGGTGGTTGTGACTCGCGACGATCGCTATCTCGTTTCTGACGAGGGCGAAGTCAAGAATGCTGAGACTGGTCGCGCGCTCTCGCAGTCACCCAACGTCCAGTCCGGGCATATGCGCGTGATGATGGGCAATAGGACCACCAACGTTCACGTCATTGTTCTGGAGTCTTTCGTGGGGCCGTGTCCCGAGGGCATGGAGACGCGGCACTTGGATGATGATCCGTCCAATAACCACTTGAGCAACCTGTGCTGGGGAACTCGCGGCCAGAATGTGCGCGACCGAGTGCGGAACGGCATCCACAACAACACTCGGAAGACTCACTGCCCCCGCAACCACGAGTACACCGAGGACAACACCATTCGAAGCAAGAATGATTGTGGTGGTCAGAGTCGCAGATGCAGAAAATGCCACAACGATCAGCGTCGAGCGCGCCGTCACGCTGGAAGTAAGAACTAGACACAAACCCTGTAGAAAAGGTATAGTAACTATCATGAAAATGAGGGCGATGAAGACTGCCGCCATCGTTGATATGGATGGCACCATGGCCAACGTCTCGGGTATCCGCCACATGGTGGACGGCATCAACCAGAAGAAGGACTTCCACGCATTTCACCGCGCGTCGGAGTTCGTACCGGCCAACAAGCAGGCTATTAACTTCTGTCGACGGCACCACAAGGCCGGTAATGCCATCTTGGTGGTGACCGCCCGCATGCTGATGTGGAAGCCCAACACCACGCGGTTCTACACGCGCGAGCTGACCGACGCCTACGGCGTCCCTGTGGAGCGTGACTTCTACAGGCCTGACGGCGACTACCGACCGGACTACGAGATCAAGAAGGAGATTCTGGCTCAGGTTCGGGAGGAGTTCCATGTGGTCGCCGCATGCGATGACAACCCCAACGTCATCAAGCTGTGGGAGGAGGAGGGTATTCCTGAGGTCGAAGTGGTGCCCGGATGGGATCATGAGGCTGCGGCCAAGTACGCAGCGGTTGCGAAGAAGCACCGATGAGCACCCTTGAATGGTTCCTGTTCATCGCTCTGCTCTTCTCCGTGGTCCTCGGCATCTCGTTGGGGTATCGCAACCGCAAGCATCGTCACACCTGGACCATGTGGACTCGTGTATGGGATGACGACAGGCTGGAACTCACCCAAGATCAGGAACGAGTGTGCGCTGGGTGCGGCCTGCGCGAGTTCAAGGCCTACATCGATCCATCAAGCCTTGCTCCGAAGATGTGCCGACCCGAGGTTGGCAGCTCCGAGCATGATTGGGGTAGGTGGCAGCCACAGAAGTACAGGTACCCCGGTGGTCGAGTTGTCGACGGCCAGAAGCGCACATGCCGCGTCTGCGGACTAGATGAGGATAAGCACCCATGACCGCCTACCTGACCATCGAGACCGAGAACCGTGTGCCAGGTCTGCAGCCTGAGGTGTTCCAGTTCCCTGGTGGGGAGTGGCACCTGCGCAACATCCCCGAATACGACGGCGAGTGGGGCCTCAATCCTGTCTATGTCGCTGATGTGCGTGGTGCCGACCCCAACGACTTGATCAAGGCCGCGTTGTGGGCTGACGTAGCTAATCGCGAGTGTGCTCGGTTTGTGCTGATGATGCCCTACCTATCTGCAGCACGTGCTGATCGAGGCATCCCGGTGGGAGCATCGGTGTATGCCGCGCAGCTCCGCGCTCTGAATGCCGACACCATCCTCACACTGGACCCGCACAGCGACTTCATGCCGCGCCTGTTCCGTAACCTGCGCATCGTGGAGCACGACACCCTGATCGCACAGGCGTTCGATGGCATCCACATCGACGCACTGATCTGTCCGGACGAGGGTGCCAAGGCGCGTGTGGAAAGCACAGCGCAGCTGCTGGGGATGGACGTGCATTACGCCAGCAAGAAGCGTGACTTCGAGACCGGCAAGCTCAGCGGCTTCGCGGCTCCCGACACGCTGCCCAAGAAGGGCCGCTATCTGGTGGTGGATGACATCTGTGACGGTGGTGGCACCTTCATGGGTTTGGCCGAGGCACTGGGCTTGCATCGGGATCAGCTGGCCCTGTGGGTCACTCACGGCATCTTCAGCGGCAAGGCTGACCAGCTGCGTCAATCTTACCGGTGGATCGCCACCACGAGCAGCCATCCTGGCAGTAGCCGACCTGAGGTCGCAACACACGTTGTCCGGGTGTTCGATCACCTCAAGGAATACCTGTAGAACTGGTACAGTACTTTTTATCCCACCCACGAAAGGAATGGCCCCATGGCCAACTACACGCTCCTCGCGCATTCGCGCTTGGGAGATCGCGCTTTGCTCTCTCATGAGCAGGACCCAGCGCACGCCTACTGGTACAACTTCGGCCTCGGTCTGAGCAGCGTCACTACCTACAAGCTCGCAGGTGATCCGGCCAACGAGTACACCGGGCCCGACTGGGTCACCCAGTTCCCTGAGGCGGACATCGCCGAGGATGCTGCGTGCCCGGAGTTCGAGACCATCGAGCAGGTCCGCCACTATATCGACACCCACGAAAGGGTAACCCCAGCATGAGCGACGCCACTGCAATCCTCTTCGAGGTGGACGCCTACAAGCTCGACCACCGACGGCAGTATGAACTGTCCGGCAACGTTAGCCGGGTGTACTCGAACTACACCAACCGCAAGAGCCGCGTGAAGGGCATGGATCACGTCGTGCACTTCGGTCTTCAGGCCTATCTGGACCACCTGCACGAGGGGTTCGAGCACTTCTTCGGCAATCTGCAGAGCACTGTGGTGGGTGAGTACGCCTACCGGCTCGAACGTGTTCTCGGTGCTGACGCAGCACGGGCGATCGGCACTGATCACATCGCCGCGCTGCATGACCTGCAGTACGTGCCGCTGAAGTTCAGCGCTGTACCGGAGGGCACCCTGGTGCCTATCCGCATCCCCAGCGTCACGGTGGAGAACACCGTGGACGAGTTCTACTGGCTCACCAACTACATCGAGACCGCGCTGAGCGCCAGCCTGTGGATGCCCAGCACCTCGGCCACCATCGCCCACGCCTACCGCGTGCTGCTCGATGACCGTGCGTTCCTCACGGGCGCTGACAGCACCGCTGTGGACTTCCAGCTGCACGACTTCAGCTACCGAGGCATGAGCAGCAACGAGAGCGCTGCTGCCTCGGCTGCTGCACACCTGCTGAGCTTCAAGGGCTCGGACTCGCTGGTGGCCATGGAGTGGATCGAAAAGCACTACGGCGGTGCCTACGATCTGCTCAGTGTCGCGGCTACCGAGCACAGCGTCATGAGCACTGGCATCATGAGCAATCCACACACGTTCAACCTGAACCGCGCCGAGTCCGAGAAGGAGGTGTTCAGCAAACTCCTGGACTTGTATCCCACTGGCATTCTCAGCGTGGTGTCTGATACGTTCGATCTCTGGAACGTGCTACGCACTATCCTGCCTGACCTGCGAGAAAAGGTGATGCAGCGTGATGGGAAACTGGTCATCAGGCCCGATTCGGGAGACCCGGTGAAGATCATCTGTGGCAACCCCGCAGGCCGCACTGTCGATGAGCAGCGCGGCGTGATCGAACTGCTCTGGGACACCTTCGGCGGCACGATCAACGGTGAGGGTTACCGGGAGCTGGACACGCACATCGGGGCCATCTACGGCGACAGCATCACCCTGGCGCGCGCCGACGAAATCACCGCGAATCTGGAGAAGATGGGCTTCGCGTCCACCAACGTCGTGTTCGGTGTCGGCAGCTTCACCTACCAGTACAACACCCGTGACACCTTCGGAAGCGCCATGAAAGCCACGTGGGCCAAGGTCGACGGCAAGGGTGTGAACCTGTTCAAGGACCCCATCACCGACGACGGCACCAAGAAGAGCGCTACGGGGCGGTTGGCTGTTCTCGGCGGAGGCGACGAGGAGTTCTACCTCGTGGAGAACGCCGACGAGCAGGCCGAGCTGGCCAGTGCGCTGCAGCCGGTGTGGATCGACGGCGAGTTCGTCAAACACCAGAGCTTCGCCGACGTGCGCGAGACCCTGGCCAAGGGACGGGCGCGCGTCTGATGGCATCGCTGATGGGTTATGACATGGATCGGATCAGCAAGCCGATCACCAGTGCTATCAACTCGTTCACCACCGCTTACCGTGAGCGCACCGAGGTCGTGGCTAAGCAGGCCGACGCGCTCTCGCGTCTGGCTGATGTCGCTGAAGGGAAGGTTTTCGTCTCGTGAGTCTGGTACTCAAGTCTGTGCGGCCCCCACGCCGCCGCTGGTGGGACAACGGCATGAACATCCTGTTCCTGGTGGTGCTCACCTACGGTCTGGTGCTGGTGGCTATGTCCACCGAGGGCCCTATTTTCAACGCGGTGCAGGCATATCGCGGCATGATCTTCATCGTGCTGGCTACCATGCTCTCGGTGCTCAATGCACTGTGGAGCATCCGCCGCGCCATCACCCGTGATCGCATCATCGAAGGTGACATCTCGGCGCACATCAGCACCGTCACCGCACCCGACCCCGTGGAGGACAAGTCATGAGCAACCGAGGCACGGGCATCCTGGGCACTGTTCAGGTTGTGCTGATCATCGCCAAGTTCATCGACGCGCCGTGGAACACGGCCTATCACATCCCGTGGGTGTGGGTGTTCACTCCGGTCTACATCACCATCGCCATCGTGGTGCTGGCCATGGTCGTTGCTGTGCTGGCCGCGATCTCATCGGAAGGCAAGTAGCCATGACCATGCGCCCGGCTCCACGCATGAGCGAGAAGGACGTCAGCGCCCTGTTCGCCCTTGGCGCGTTCTTCATCGGTGCCCTGCGTCTGCTCTTCATCGCTTTGGTGGTGCTGGGCGTGATCTGGACCGGTCGCGAGGTTGCTCCTGGGCACCTGTTCGACATTCACAACTTCTGCCAGGGCGCATGGGTGTTGACTGTGGGCCTGATTCTTGTGCACTTCACCGAGGAGTGGGGCTGAGGTGAAGTCCGATGGATGTGATGTTCTGGCGGGAAGGGATGGGTCACATGACACCTGAAGAGGCTTACGCACGCCAGCACACCGTGCTGCTGGTACGCACCGGCAGCCAGCTGTTCGGCACCAGTGTGTCCACCACCCCCGATGACGACGAGGTGGGCATCTTCGTGGAGGGGCAGGACAGCATGTTCAGCGCTGATCCTCTCTACAAGCGCCCCGATCAGACCACCTACCGCAGCGCCCGCGACCATTACGGCAACGATGCGCGCAGCACCGGCAATGATGTCGATGGTCAGCTCATCAGCTTGAATCACTTCATGCGTGAGACGGCCAAGGGCAACCCCAACACCATCACCCTGCTGTTCGCACCCAAGGACAAGATTCTGGCCAAGGACTGCTGGGAGGTAGTGGGCAGCTTGCTCACCCCTCAGCACCGTGACCGTTTCATCTCCAAGGCCATGGGCACCCGTTACCTGAAGTATGTGCTCAATCAGCGCACCATGTACCTGGACAACCCCAAGGTCAAGCGGTCCGAGCTGGTGGCCCAGTACGGTTTCGACACCAAGGGTGCCTACCATGCTCTGCGGGTAGCGCTGCAGGGTTATGAGCTGATGAGCACCGGCCACATCAGCCTTCCGATGACTACCACGTGCCGCACTTATCTGCTGGGGGTACGCCGGGGTATGTACTCCAAGGCTGAGGTCTTCGAACACCTGCGCGAGCTGGAGAACAATCTGGCCCGTGCGATCGTGGAATCGGACTGGCCGGACGAACCCGACTATAGCCTGCTCACTAGGTGGAATTCAGACTTGCATGAGGTATACTGGGACTACCAGCAGGAATGCGGAAAGAGACTTTTCTAACCCTGTAGAAAGTGTATAGTCACTCCTATAGAACCCCTCAGAAAGCGGTATCCCACCCACATGGACCAGAACGAGAAGCCACACACACCCGCGTGGCACTACGCCGAGGCTGATCGGCTGCTGCGACGTGCACAAGAGCTGTCGGAAAAGTACTCGAACACCAGCATCAAGTCCCTGGAGCTGAAGACTGACCTGCAGGGAATGGGCAGACTACTCACGGATCGTGCCCACGCTCACGCCGCACTGGCTCAGACCGACATCATGGTCTCTGAGCAGGCACGCACCTGGCATCGGAACAGGACCGACTGATCATGACCGTACTCACGGACGCACCAGGAACACCCGAGGCACAGCTGCTGGTCACGGACCTGCACAAGGTCCTGCACAACGCGCACCTGTTCGTACACAAGGGCGACGAGATTCCCAGCATTAACGGGGTGTATCTGGAGAGCACAGGCACACACCTGGTTGCCACCGGCACCGACCGCTTCATGCTGGGTGCATCAGCTGTGGCCTACGCCGATGAGAAGTGGACGACGCTGCTGCCGTTGGCCCACGTCACCACGCTGCTGGCGGTGCTCAAGGCCAGCTCACATCGCGCAGGTCCCTGGAAGAGCGCCACGGTGAAGCTGTCCCCGGAGGGTTATCGGCTCAAGGTCGCTGTCCCCACCGATGACATCAAGTTCTCGTTTCCCACGGCCCGCCGTCATGACGACAAGATCGAGTTCCCGCTGTGGAAGCAGCTGCTCAAGGAACCCACCGAGCCCATCACCGACACCACGCGCAAGATGTGTGTGGACGCCCAGAAGCTGGCCAAGTTCGCCAGGGTGAAGGCTGATCGCCACGCCATGGAGATCACCGTGCGCGACCCCAACAAGCCGATGCGTGTGCGCATGGGATCAAACTTCATCGGGTTGATCATGCCCATCCGCATGGCCTCCATCGAGAACTGGAAGGAGCCGACATGGCTCTGAGTTCGTCGCATCACAAGGACCGCGCCGAAGAGCTGATCAAAGAGGGTGAGCGTGTCGCCTCCCAGATCAGCAGGCTCAAGGACGATAGAAGCGGCGCAACCGGCGGGCTGCGTGACGACTTCACCGAGCGCATGGACGAACTCGGCAAGAAGGCCATGGGCATCTGGGCGCAGGCCCAGGTCCACGCCACCCTGGCCACCATCCCGGACCGCCTGACTCCCCGCTTCCCTAACGTCACCGAGCTGGACTCTGACGGCCTCACCAGGCTTGAGCCATGACCGAGCAAGAGTTTCAGGCCGAGTACGAGCGTGGGTACAGCGTCGGCAAGTATCACGGCTTCAAAGAGGGCGAGAAGGTCGGCTACGAGAAGGCTCAGCAGGAGCTGCACGACAAGATGGTGACGGCGTTCGAGCGCATGCCAGCCATAATTCAGGCTTTCACCGAGCACCTCACGAAAGGGGACGCCCATGGCGACCAAGAGTCTGACCAAGGCTGAGTTGAACGAGGCCCTGCGAGAAGCTCAGTCGCAGATCAATGCACTGGACGGTGACCTGCGCTCCATGACACGTGACCGTGACGAGCACCGGTCCTTCAAGGAGCACGCCACTCGTGATCGGGACGAGGCCATTGCGGCACTCTACGAGATCGTCAAGGTTCACACGCCTTTTGCCGACCCCACCAACTTCGTGCGCGGTGAGAACCGTGACAATGAGCCCTGGGGCGTCACGATGCGCTGCGGTGTCTGCCACACCAAGGAGCACCACACCCGCGCCGAGAAGAACTACGAGGTGTGGCCGTGCCCCACGGTCAAGCCCATCCTGCGTCTGCGCGAGGAGTGGGAGCGCGCTCAGGAAGAGCGCAAGGCTGAAGCTGTCGAGGAACGGCGCGCTGCCGAGACCTACGACTGCGGCATCGGGCGCACCGACGACGCCACCGAGCTGGAGAACCTGTTCGTCACCACCCCGTGGCAGAAGACCCAGGAGTGGCGTGACAGCGTGGGAAACATCTGGAAGTACTCACAGACGTACAAGGCCTGGAGGCTGTTCTATGAGCCCATCGGTGAGTGGCGGACAGAGACCCCCGACTCTGCCTTCGGCCCGTACACCAGGATCGAGCCGTGAAGAAGCCTCTACCCTGTGTGCCGTACCTGCTGCTGGATAAGCCGTGGCAGGTATTCACCATCTGGCGGGCCTATCGCGTGTACCGCATCCGCAAGGAAGCTGACGAGCACGACGACGTTCAGTGGATCGCTGACGTGCGTGCGGACTGGGAGAAGAAGTCATGAACATCAGCACCTACATGGCCACCGGGGCTATGGGCTCACCACGTCGCCGAGGGCCTGGTCCCGCATGGGACAGCAAGCAGGAGAAGGCCGACAACTGGTCGGTGGTTGGCTTCCTGGTCGGTTTCATCGTGCTGCCAGTCATCGCGATCGGCTTTCTCATCTGGGCCACACTCACCGCACCTGACGCCAAAGGCGACTCCACCCTGCTGCCCACAACGCCCCCAGCGCTGCCCACGTACATCGTGAAAGATGACGGCACCCGCGTGTCGTGCGGGCCCAACTACCGGTGGTGCTGGGAGAATCAGCAGCCATGAGCGGAATCAAGGGCATCAAGTGGGAGATGGCCGTCGAGGAAGATCAGCAAGGCGGCGTGCACAAGATCACGTTCGAGCTGCGTCTGCCGATCGCTGTCTCTCGCGACAAGGCTCAAGAGGTCATGAGGTCGGCCATGCGTCGCTACCTGGATGGACAACTCACCGATAAGGAGAACGGCAGTGGGCAATTAGCCTCCACACTCTTGCAACACGCCGTGGGGATGCCGCTGCTGGTGTGAGAGCGACAAGGGCTACGACATGAGGACGACGAATAAATGAACCTGTTTCAAGTCATCTGGGCCGAGCTGAAGAACGTCGCCTACACGTTCGGAGTCAACAGGCATGAGTTCGGCCTGCGCCGCGCCGTGAGCACAGCGCGTTACGCCGTGGTCGGCATATTCGCCCATCACCAGGAGGGCACCACCGGCTGCCTGTGTGGGTGGCAATGCTGGCCCGGCCTGGAGCTGGAACAAGAGGCTCAGCTGCTCGGGCATCTGGAGATTTGCCCCGAGGCCATCGCGCACCGCAAGAAGACCGGCTGCGATCTGCGCGGCCACAAGCACGACCGGACAGAGGTGCAGGGGTGATCCAGAACACCGTCAACGCCCTCGTGCTGGGATTCGCCGCCCACATGATTGGCGACTACGTCCTGCAGTCGGACTGGATGGCCCAAGAGAAGACTAAGCGCTCCGAGGTCGCCCTGCTGCACGCGCTGACCTACAGCTGGCCGTTCATCCCGCTGTTGTTCCTGTTGGATGTGCAGCACCCTCTGATTGCCATCCTGGTCATCTGGCTCACTCACGCGGTGATCGACCACTACCGGCTGGCCCGGCACGTGGTGTGGTTCAAGAATCAGTTCGCCCCGCGTGAGTTCCGCCCTGGTCACACCACAACAGGACACGCCGAGGATCGCCCGGCATTTTTGACCATCTGGTTGGTGATCTACGTCGACAACATCATCCATGTGGCCATCAACACGGCGGCGCTGGTCTGGCTTTAGCCTCTAGGAACTGGTACACTTACTGGCATGGCTAACCCACCCACGGAGTCAGAAGAACTTCGGCTCGGCCCCTGGAAGATGACCGGCTCATTCCCGGCCCGCAAGCTCACCCGGTACTCAGTAGTCGATGATCAGATTGTCGAGTGCATGTACGAAGACGACGGTCATGGCAACCAGACCACGCAGTTCTTGGCTCAGCTTGTGGAGTTGAAGCGTGATTATCCGCTCACGTTGGGCGACGTGAAGATCACCGAGCCCGCGCGCCCCAAGGTCGTCAAGACCGAGGACCGCACAGTGATCACCATTCGCCCGGCCAGCGTGGCTGATGACCCCAAGGCACTTGCTGAAGCCCTGATCGGACCGATCGACACTGAGTTCGACGCTCAGGTCCTTGCCAGCATTCTCAATGAGCACACGCATCGGGGTTGGAGCGACTGGGAGGCCGTCAGCACCCACACCGAGGTCACGGAGACGATCCTCTGATGGCCGAGATCAACCTGCCTGACCTGGAGTCGCTCAAGGCTGAGACGCTGCGCCTGCGTCGCCACATGGATGAGCGTGTAGCCGAAGCTCGTCCTGATGTGCTTACCGCACCCGCATCGGTGGCTGAGGTGACCGAGCTGGCCATTTTGTTGGATCAGGTGTTGAACATGCTCGCGCCGGTCTCGGACAACGCGCGCCTGACCGCGATCGAGCAGAACCTGACCGAGCTGAACAACCACCAGCATCAGTACTACCTGTCCACCTTTAAGGGCAAGCAACTGGCCAAGACCACACGCCCAGTCGGATTCGGGAGCAAACGATGATGAGCATCAGGAACTTCATGGTCACCGCGATAGCGGGCGGGGGCAGTGCGGTCCTGGCTCTCATCGTGGGTATATGGCTCTTCAGCGACACGGACTCACCGCCGGATTGGTGGCAGACCTGGATGGCACTGTCGTGCATCGTCTGCGTCGTCGCCTTCATCGTCGGCATCATCATGGAGATATTGAATGACTAAGAACAAGCGCGTCGCGATCGGCCTCATGGCCGCGAGCGTGACCAACATCGCCGTCGCGGCGATCTACGGCTTCGCCACCTTCGGCCTCACGGGCACCGCGCCAGTGTGGTGGAGCGTCTGGGTGCTGCTGCCTAGCTTCGCAGGCGCGCTACTCGGGGCGTGGTTCATGCTCAAGCGAGAGAAGGTCAGGGTGACCACTGTCGAAGTGTTCCGTGACGAGTTCCGGATGACCGACAAGGATGTCGACGGCAACACCGTCTCCTTCGACATCATCGAAGATGAGTCCGGCGACACGTACTGGGCGATCGGTCACGACATCACCCCGGAGTATTTCCGCATCGAGATCAACCGGTGGTTGAAGCACACGGGAGTACTCGATGAAGGCTGCGGTCGAGTTCTCGTCGCGCCGCCTCACCTGGACCGGCTGTGGGCCAAGTACAACCCCAACGAGGCTGAGTACTTCAGCCTGGTGGAGCCGCCTGCCGGTCACCCCAGCGACAGTGAGAAGTTCCCGGTGACGCGGGTGATGCTCTGATGATCAAGCGTGGACGCAACCCGCGCACCGGCAAGCTGATCTGCAACGTCGTGTTCAACGACACGCAGTTCGGTGCGGACAGCTGCACCCGCGACGCCGGACATGCGGGCGACCACTTCGACAGCATCAGCAAGCACTGGGGTCACAACAATGAACCAGCCCGATCCACTCGCTGAGAGTCCGTGCGTCTACGGCGAGCCTGGTGAGCGCATGTGCAAGCCCATGCGCCCCTTCTGCCCGACGTGGTGCTGTCTTCACGGTGAAGGCACTCCGGTGGAAGACACAGGGATGAGCACATGAAGAAGGGCATCGATGCGGTCAGGACGCAGATCAAGCGCTGCACCTGGGAGGAAGAAACTCCCGAGGACAAGGCGCGTAAGGCCGAGTATCGCCGCCAGCGTGAGCGCGACGACGAGCGCTACAAGTCCATTCAGGCTGAGCGTCAGGCCTACTACGACTCGCTCAATGGCCCGGTATCTTCACGTGCCCGTGATCGTTGGGTGGATGAGTGCGCCTGCGGTGCGCCGTGTCACGTGCATATCGACCAGGACGGCCAGCGGATCATCGAGAGCCACGCCAGCGGCATCTACGGTAGTGACGTGCCGTGCTTCTGGGCATCATGAACCCTCTGGAGATAGAACCACACTGGTTCGAGACGCCATGCCCGCCGCTGTGCGGGTATCGATACAACTTCGACGGCACCTGGTGCGACGCACCTGAGCAAGACCATCCAACGAGAGAGGAAGTACAAGCACGTGGATGACGTATTTGAAGTGATCGGCGATTTCCTGTTCGACATGCCCTGGGAGTTCATCGTGACGTTCCTGATCGGCATGGCTGCCGGTGCCGGACTGATGTGGTGGTATCTCTGATGCCGACGATTCCGCCCGCTGCTGACCGGCCCAAGCGGCTGAAGTACATCCTGCGCACTCTGTTGGAAGACCAGGCCGAGGTCGAGGACTACGGCGACAACACGGTGACCATCACGGGCCCGGTTGACCTGGATGAGCTGGCGTTCGAGCTGGGTAAGCGCCAGGCTCTGCACCAGATCAAGTGGCCACCGGTCAAGATCGCCGGGGCATGCGCCAGCACCATCAACATCAGCGACGTGGAGGCACCGTGAGCATGGCTCAGCCAACCAACGAGGAGCGCCGCACGCACGCGCTCTACGCCGCTGCGCTGTTTCTTGGTGGCCGTGGGCTGAACGCCACTCAGGTCATCGATACGGCGCAGGCGTTCGAAAGCTACTTGCGCTCTGGCGACAATATGGACCGAACGCGCTGGCCGGAAAGCCTGTAGTTGTGCCAAACCCTGTAGTAGAATTGAAGGACAATGAGCAACCCATTGACGACGCCCAGTAGCGTCCCCGCCACCACGCCCGTCCCCCGCAACCCCGACGGCTCGCCGCTGCCACGCCAGCGCATGAAGGCCGCAATCGAGCGTGTCAAGAAGAAGCTGGGTATCCCCGAAGGAGAGCCCTGGGACTTCAACGAGGCCGAGGCCGCTGCGTTCTTCGAGAAGCGTCCCGACATCGCGGCCAAGGTCGACAGCGGCGACATCGTCACTGTGGAGGTGCAGGAGCCCAAGTGGGTCAACGATGAGGAGGCCGCGAAGATCAGGGCCGACATCGCCACTGCCACCGATAACCAGGTGATCAACCCCGGCGCTGTCGACTTCTCGCGCAAGATGGAGCCTGGCGTCTACACCGAGCAGGGCTTCACCCCCGGAGGCAGTCCGGCAGGCACCTACACCGCCGACGCTGTTCTCACTGACGTCACCGTGGAGCCCGGCGACCCCCAGCTGGTCAAGGACGCCGTCGATGACGCCGAGAAGGCCTACGACGCCGAGGCCCAGCGCCTGAAGATGAATGAGGAGACGTTGCGTCACAATCCACGTTCTCCTGAGGAGCTGGAGAAGGACATCGCCGCAATGACCCCACAACAGAAGCGTGCGGCCACACTCGCCGCCAAGAGGGCAGCCAAGGAGGCTGAGCAGAATGGCTAATCCCGCACAGGACCTGAGGGACCTGGCCGCTCAGCTCGATGAGGTGGCCAACGGCGAGTACGACGGCGAGGTCCTCATTGACGACCCTGACATCAAGGAGTGGCTGTCTTGGGCCAAGTCGGGCCTGGAGCGCTCCATCGACAAGCTGAAGGCTGCGCAGTGACCGACTGCGTGTTCTGTCCTGCCAACTGGCCGAACCTGGACGTCGTCCAGCGCGAACACAGCAGCTTCCTGATCTTCAGGCCGCTTGATCCGGTGACCGATGGTCACGTCCTGGTCGTCTCTCGCCATCACACTGCTAACGCTTCGATCAGCACTCAGGATACAGCCAACATCATGGGGCTGGCGGCGCGTTACGTGCGCGAGCAGGGCATCGAAGCCAACATCATCACCAGCATCGGCTCGCATGCCACGCAGACAGTGATGCACACTCATGTGCATGTCGTCCCCAGGCGCGAGAACGATGGCCTGCCGCTGCCCTGGACCCCCCAGCACGAGCTGAAGAAGCTGCACGCCATTCAGGCCCTGCAGCAGATCGCTCAGGAGTCCAGACTGGACAACTACAGTCACGGCATCTTCCAGCAGCAGTCTCCACCTAGCTGGTTGAACGGTGCTGCGGCAGCGGCCCACGGGTATATCGAGAAAATCACAGGTGGTGACGGCGGTCCGCTGATGCGTCCGTCCAACCCCTACCTCGCCACCGAAGGCCTCGGCTATGACGACTCCGATGACTAAGTTCAATCCGGTCATCCCGCACTCTGACGAGGAAGAGCACCTCGTCACCCTGGTGATGAACGCCCTCCGAGACCCAAGCTGGCCCGGCACGGCCAGGGATGTGACTCGTCAGATTCGCCTACTGATCCGTGCGGAGATCATGGCCGCAATGACCCCACCAGAGCCTGAGCCTTCGGTGCTGGACGAGCACGACATCATCAAGCACGTTTATCGCACGGGCATGAAGGACTGGGGGCTGCAGCTCATCCACGAGCCCACGGGCATCAGCGTGCTGCGCGACTCCTCAGACGGCTTCAAGAGTCTGCTGCAGGGCACTGTGGACGCCATGAAAGAGCTGGAGGGACGGGTCAGTGAGAATCTCGCGCGTCGAAGCAGCTAAGGCCTACGGCTGCCCGGATTGCGGCGTCTCTCCCGGTGATGTCTGCTGGCCCCGTCAAGAGGACGATTCCCCCTGGGCGCACACCACCCGCGTCAAGCTCATGGAGATGAACATGTACCAGTATTCGGTCGTCCCGGCATGATCAACGCTCAGATCAAGCGCGTGGGCAGCTGCCCGGTCCCCAACGAGCTGCGCTACTACTCCAAGCGTGAGGCCGAGGCGAACATCTCGCGCGGCTACCTGGTGTATCAGTGCGGCATGCACTTTCACCTGACCCACCAGGATAATGGCTGACCACATCGACTATGCGGCTCAGTTCTTCGGGGAGCACGTCCGGTGGCCTGAGACGCCCATCGCGCCGAACGAGTTCCCCTGGGTCGGCCTGGCGATTCTGATGTTCCAATATCTGGATCAACGCGGGTTCAAAGTCGTTCGTGAATAGGCTTGCATTAGTTCCAGGAGCTGTGTAATACTTGAGTCATGAGCAACTCATTCCCCAATCACACCACGGCGGAACTGTTCAACCTGAACAGCATCTACTTCCGCGAGTGGGAGGCGGACAAGGCGGATGAGGGCAAGAAAGCTGCCGTGATCCGCACGGGTGAGGAGCTGACCCGGCGCGGAGCCTGGTGAACAACTGAATCCCACCCACTGGAAGGAGATGACCATCATCTTATTACCTCTAGAGGCCCTGGAATGGAAGCCGCCAGGAACTCGCCTCGTATAGGGCCCGACCAGCGTGACGGAGGTCGGTATCTCCTGGACGTGTCACCTTAGACGTGGACGTTCATTCCAGTTCGATCCTGGGGCACGCACTACGGAGGTGCAGTAGTTGGGTCTCAATTCCCCGCATCTCCCAGCGTGCTGGACTAGAGGTTATGTCGCCACGTCGCCGTGAGGCGTTGGAGATTCCGGTTCGATACCGGAGCACGCACCACTTGCAATTCCTTCCAGGAACTGTCATACTTGAAGGACAAGCCACCCACGCGAAAGGCCTCACCATGAGCGCATTCCCCACCCGATTCACCGCCGTCGCCGAGCAGAACGGCTGGACCACACGTCGTCCCGGCTACTTCGGCTGGTGGACCCTGGAGTTCATCCGTGGTGACGAGCGCCTGAAGCTGCGTCTGCTCAATGGCAAGCTCACCGCAGCGGCGCACTACGACGGCTCGGGTGTGATCCTGGAGATCAAAAAGGACAAGCGCCAGCAGGTCTACAACATCTTGTCCGCCGAGCGTGCGGCATGATCACTCCATGCCTCACTACAGGGGGTTGCTCATGACCGAGGTTCTCAGCATTTCCGCTACCCGCGTGCCCGCCACCGACATCAGGGTGGGCGACAAGGTTGTGGTCTTCGGGATGGTGTATTGCACCGTGGAGTGGGTGCGTCAATGGTCGGACGGCGGGGTCTACCTGGCTGGCATACGCAACACCGGGGAGCCGCACGTGTCCAACCTGTCCGCCGGGGCCAAGATTCCCCGCATCTTCGACCTCAAGGAGCAGCCGTGAACGCCATGAAGGTCATCCACGAGGCACTGAAGGCCAACGGCTGGGTCGGGCATTCGATTAACGACACCGATGCAGGCCGCAGGATGGAGTACATCCAGAAACACGGCACGCAGTTGCTCTCGATCACCTATCGGATGTACGGCAGCGGGGGCAGCATGCGCCTGTGTCGGAACTACGGCAAGGACCCCAACGACGGCATCAACTGGGGCGTCGAAAGCGCCACGCTGCGCTGGCTGGAAGAGGACCTGACCAAGGCCGAGGGTGACGTCTGGCGGAGAGTCAAGTCTTTCACCGGCAAGAACAAGAAAGGTCAGCTGCTTAAGTTCGCCAAGGAGGGGATCAATGCCGGGGGATAACGACCTCAACGGCTTCAAGTCCGAGAAGCTGATCGCCGACTATTACGAGGGTGATGAGTGATGACGGACACAGAGGTCATCAAGCGCCAGATCGTCCGGCGTCAAGAACTCCTGGACCAGGGCATCGGCCTGGGCGAGTTGGACGAGTACAACGTGCTCACTTTGAACATCGCCCAGAGCGCGTCCAAGCTGCTGCGTGCCGTCGAGGATGTCATCGCTCTGCGCGACGAGCTGCTGGCGACCCCGGACGGCCCTGCCGCTCCGGTCGCCAAGGCGTTCGGCCTGGAGATCGATCGCGCTCTGAAGGGGCAGCGAGGATGACCGAACCACGCAGAGGCCTGACGTGGTCCAAGCGCTGGCACATCGTGGACGAGACCAAGTCCAACCCGCGCTACGACATGGCGCTGTGCGGGGCGTACCTGTACAACGCCGAGAAGGAGAAGGCCTGCTTCCGGGGTAACAGGATGCC